GTAATTTCGTTAGTTGAGCTGTATGCTGTGGTAGAAGCATCAAGCGTAGCTGACGAAGTATACAGTGCAATCTTATAAGTATCTGCTGCCGTAGTAGCACGGGCAACTGTTGTACCGATTGCTTGCTTACCGTTCAAGAGGTCGAGCTTGAACGACGTTGTCATGTAGTTACCAGTAAACGCCATTACGGCCTCCTTACAAGTTCAGCTAATTTAGGGTGGCCTGCTTCTTCTAAATAAGAGCCGACCGTAGTTCTATCACACGAAATTGCCTGCTTCATGTGGCGCAGTATAATGTATTCTACTTGATCGCGAAAGGCTAAAGCCTGTTCACGGATAGCAGGATGAGTAGTTTCTGCGACACTTACAATATGATCAGCCGCACGGTTTGCCCAAAATTCCGGTGGGTGCCCTCCATTACTAGAGGTAACCACTTCAACTTTAAAATCGCCAGTATTCAGTGCTTGTACAAACATTAGTTAGCCTTAACTCTAACAAGACCATCACGGTAGGCGTCGATGTTTTCGAGCCCTTCACCGAAGTTTTTCAGGCGAGTAAGCGATTCTACAAACCGTTGGTTATACAAGTTTAACAAATCGGGTTCGCCTTTAAGAAAAGTATATGCTTCAACCAAGCTGCCGTAAAGGAGCGCTTGTTGGGCATTATTACCTATCCATGTGCCGCTTGTTTGCACAACAATACTTTCTGGGCGGTAATAATAATGAATTTCAACGGCGTAATTATTATCCGGAACAGGGGCAATAATGAAGTTATTGATGTCAAAATACCCGTAGTATTTCGGCGCACCAGTTGCCCCTGTAGGGTCGTATGTTTGCAAATACTCCACATCTTTATTCAAAAGGAATATTTTTTCACCACCAACGGTAACCGATAAAGCATACGACGACATAAAATCGGAAGGCTTTGCAAGATATTGATTGCCTGAGCTAAGCGTACCCGTTTGGTTTTTGCGAAAATATTCTAAGCTAACAGAATAAAAAATGCGTTCTTCTGCATTTTGAATAAACACATTCAAATTATTAGTGAACGTCGTTTCAGTAGACTGAACAAAGTCCTTAATGGCAGTAGTAAGAGTGGCATAGGTCCAACCCATTATGTTATCTCCACAGTTACTATACCCACCTGAGTAATACCCTGTAACAAGCTAATTGGCAAAAACGGAAACACTTGATCAGCCACCGGAGCAGCGTAGTCAATAATAACATCAGGGCGGGGTTGATACAAAGCCTGTGGTTCAGTAGGTGGGTAAATAGGGTCAAGCTGCGGGTGCTTAGGCTCCCAGCATTCCATGCAGGTTCTAAACCCTGTCCACTCTTTTTTCAGCTGTAAATAATAGTATTTAAACCCGCATCTGTCGCAGATGGCTTTAGATTGCGTGCCGTTTGCAAACTTGGTCATACTTACACCACACCATAATAGTTTCTCATGGGGGTAAGCATCAAAGAAGCACGATCACGATCTTCGGCAGCAGCTTTATCAAACTCTTCTTCGTAAATAGCCTTCAACATTTGAGTACGTTCAGGCGCTTTTTTCAAAGAAAGATAGTAGGCTAACCCCGCCGCTAAACAGGGATAAAACCTAAATGGAAGCTGTAACGTATTGGTAGAACTGTTTACATCATCCAACCGAACAAGTTTATTGATAATCAAATAATAAGTTTGGTCGGGTGTAGGCCATACTTTAATGATAGGCGTTATTTGCCTATCAACAAAATATTGCACCGGACGTGCCTGCCTCAATTTAGCAGGAATATCCAGATACACTTCACGGCTGATACGGTCGACCGTTAAATCTTGCTGATTTTGTGAACCAATACCTTGAGCAAAACGGCAAACAGCATCCAAAACGTCAATGTCGTAGGCTTCCAATGGGTATTCATTTACACCCACTGTCATTGTTACGCTTTGTTGCTTAATTGTCCATTGATTAAGGCCACGATTTGCCCATTCAGCCAACAAAAGATTTAAGCTACGGCGTGCCGTGCGTTGATCGTATCCGGTGCGTACTTCGATACCGCAACGTTCAAACGCTTCTTCAATATACTCGGCTACGTCGAGCTCAAATGTTTTTGTGCCTGAAGTGGTCATTATGCGCGACCTTTAGCCCGTCCCATGCTCTTTTTAACAGCAGGTTTTTTGGCAACACCACCTTTTTTCATTGCGGTGGTTTGCTGCGTTGTTGCTTGTGCCGGACCACGCGGACCTTTGCCCATAGAAAAATTATAAGCACGGCGTGCATCGGCATAATTAGCCATCGGGTTATTTTTCAAAAATGTTTGAATACCCGTGAGTTTTGCAACCCGATTTGCGTTTTCTTGAACTTGCGGCCTTGCTAAACGATTTGTTAGTTTAGCCATATCTTTTGTTCGTTCTTCATTAAAACGTTCCATGGCAGAGGTATTCTTTTCAGGAATACGGGTACCTTTCAACGCACGCGTATATGCTGGAGCAGTCGTGGTTGTTGTAGCTGTTGTGCCGCCTTCTGCGTACTTTTTTCTACCTTTAGGTGCAACTTTACGCATTAAAACCTCCTTTAAAACTTAACAAATTTTGCAAGAAGCCGTGTACTTACGGCTTTTACCTTTAGCTTCAGAAGGCATGTACACCGCACCACCGCGCTTCATACCGATACCTTTTGAAGATTTTTGAATATCGTGCTTGATATCTTCAGCAGAACTTTCATAGGCTTCTTTTGACATGCCCTGCTTGCCCATACGCTTTTTAATAGCGGTATCACCACGAATATCAGCAGGGGAATCTTCCCACATACCAATATTCATTAACCCTGTAGGTGAAGCAGAACCTTTTGTCATGTCAATACATCCTGCCTTTGGTTAAACCGCGCACTGCAATGCCACAACCACGGGCTTTGCTTTTGACCATGCCGCCGCGTTTATAGTTGCTTTCTTCCACCTGCTTACGCATGGTTTCACGTAAAGTTTTTTCCTCTTCTGGAGTAACTTCGTCAGCTGTTTTAGGTTCTCCCAGCTGCTTTCTGTTTTCTTCCAGAGTTTTCTTGTACTGCTCTTCACCAGAAGGGGTATCGTACTCAGGTGGTGGCGGAGAAATAGGTTTCTTTTTACGCTTAAGCATGTTCAGTACACCTTGCCTTTTGTGAGCCCACGTTTAGCCACACCACAACCACGAACTTTACCCCGTTTGTTGACCATGCCACCTTTTGCATAGCCCTCAGTTGATGAACCTTGGCCTGTCATACGGTCTTGCGTATACAAATTTCTTTTCTGCGTATCCATCGCTCCCGTAGGTGTACCATAATCAGAAGGCGAATAATACGGAGAAACTTGTCCTGGACCAGGACCAGTGTCAGAAGAAGTTTGTGCTTGGCTTTGTGTTGCTGCACCGGAAAGATCTGTGGTTCCGATAGGGGGCGTAGCAGGATCCTGCACATTGCCCCCATCTGCATACTTACGGCGTTTTACGGCTTTTTTCATCTGCGCACTCCACCTGCAAGGCTAGCGATACTAGCTAACCGACGCATTCTATCAGGATCCATGCCTAGCCCTGCAATCCCTACTTGTTGACGACGTGCATTATCAAGGTGTGCCCTTCGTAACGCTGCCATGTCAGAAGGATTTGATGTGCTTGGCTGCTGCATTTGCATGGGTTGTTGCGCCATCATTTGTGCATACTGCTGTTGATTTTGAGCGTAGGCAGATGGCAAATTTTGCATATACTGTTGGTACGAAGATTGAAATTTTTGCTGCTCTTCCGGCGGTAACCCTTGGAAATTAGGGTCCATTAGCATTTTTTGATACGAGGTTTGCGCATCAGAACGCACCGCGTCTAAGGAAGGAGGCGGAGGCGGAGGCAGAGTCAGAGGGGATGGCTGCTGCATTTGCATAGGTTGTTGCGCATATATTTGAATCGAAGACAGGACTCTTTGCTGGTCTTCCGGCGGTAACCCTTGGAATTTAGGGCTCATTAGCACGTTTTGATACGTTGTTTGCGCACCAGAAGGAGGCGGAGGAAGTGGAGAAGCAACCATATTTGGAGGTGGAGGGAGTGGAGAAGCAAACATATTTGGAGGTAGGGGCGCACCTATAGCACTAGCTATTCCAGAAGCGGGGTAAGCAGGTTTCGTATAGGCTTGCTGAACTTGCGCGCTTTGCTGCGTTTGCGGATACCCTTGTTGCGTTTGCGGGTATGCCTGTTGAACTTGCGCGCTTTGCTGCGTTTGTGGATACCCTTGTTGAGGCGGCATAGCTTGCTGCGGTTGCGCTTGATTCAATGGTTGCGCAGGATTAACAGCATTTTGTGGTTGCACACCACCATAACCCATCATAGGACTTACCATTTTATTTACTCCTGCCTTTCGACTTACCAGCTTGCGAAAGAGCTATAGCAATCGCCTGTTGGCGGTTTTTAACAGTTGGACCTTTTTTGCTGCCCGAATGAAGTTTGCCCACCTTAAACTCGTGTAGCACAGTACGAATTTTAGCTTGTGCTTTTGTTGGCTTTTTCATTTTTTCCTCGCAGCACGCATATTATCAACAAGGTTAGGATAAGGACGCCCCGCAGCCTTAGCAGCTTTTTTAACAGAAGTTTTCTGCTTAGAAGTAAGAGGCTTGGGCTTACCCAACCCTTTAGGACGTGGCTTGGCCCAAACCTCTTTTTTCATTACTTGCAGCCCTTACGACCTTTAGCCATCCCGCCTTTTGCTCTACGGGTAGGTAAAGGATCGATTGCTGGTCTACCGTTTCCATAAGAACCAGTGTTTTCATCAAACCTTCGAGAACCACCAATGTAAAGTTTTTTCGGAGCAGGACGCCCACCACGGGGGCCAAATGGGTTTACCGCAGGTTTCTTTGGCATCATGCCACCTCCTGCAAGGGCAATACCTTTTCCACGGGTAGCAATACCGCCACCGCGCATAGCCTTTTCGCCTGCCTCAGCGCTCATAGACTCTTTACCCTCATGCTTTTTCATTGAAGCACGGGAAGAATATTTTTCCTTGCCACCGTATTCTAAAATTGGACCGCCTTTTTTATAAGCCGCGCCCATACCACGGGTAGCCATGCCACCACCACGTTTTTTCATAACCATTGAGGTTTCCTTCTTAGCCATTACGCATTCCTTTTCTAGGCTTACCGACAGCAATCATAATTGCTATACCAACTTTAGGTTTCTTGGTTTTACCCAAAGCGCCACCTTTTTTCATGCCAAAAGGAGACGTACGCATTTTTGATCCGCGTGGCACAGGCAAGGAATTTTTAGCGCGTACTTTCATTTGCCTACTCCAGTAATGCGATCAATTTTTTCTTCTAACCGATCAAAACGGCCCATAATTTGATTATGAGTATTTAATAGGTCAGTTTTAGTAACGTAGGTTTTTGGAATATCTTCACGGTGTTCGGATATTGATTTCCAAACACGTTCAAAAGTAGCCAAAGACTTTTCCTCTGCTTCTGAAATACGTGTGTTCAAATACACAAGTATCCAAGCAAGTGGAAGCAACACGAGTGTTAAGAGTACATTCCAAAGCATTTGCAGATCTAATATCATTTGCACCTCCAACGCTTACGCGCTTGCCGGAGGCGGCTGTTAGGGTCTTTAGCAGCTTCAGGGAACATTTTCATTTGCCCAGCGGAACGCGCACAGAACGATTTTCTGCGTGCTGCACGCTTTCCGGTAGGACTTTTTTCTGTAACTGCGGTGCTTAACTTTGATCCAGGATTGGCACGACGAAAGGCTTTTACACCCTTTTCAGTCATTCCGGCACCTGATTTTGTGGGCCGGAAATTGCCTGATTTTACCGAAGTTTTTATGCCCATGCCCTTAGCCATCACGCAGTCCCCGCATCATTTTTTATGAGCACAAGAATAAACATACTGGAGCAAGCATTGTTGTTAGAGGAACCTATTGCTTGAGCCTCAATAGTTGTTTTTTCTGGTATAACAACGGGATACTCAAACGCATAGTCAGCAGCACCATTATTTATCGTAACAATCGCTGCTGTCCTACGAATATCATCCGTACCGCGTGTCATAAGACGTCCGGTCACAGCGTTAGAACCGCCAGCCTGCCCAGAAGAAAACAAGCCCTGTTCTAAGTATCCGGTGTAGCCGGATGGAATAGTATAACTTCCAGTAACTCTGGTGTTATAGTCGTATTGAATAATATCATAAACGGTTGCTGGAACGCCTAAAGTTAAAGCGTCTGTTCCAAAGTAAATATTACCTGCGGCGCTGTTTAATGATCCAGCGGTTGCAACGTAGGCTTGATTTATGTGTAGATAAGAGTTTGCCGTAAGTACGGCAGCCTGACCATTTAAAGAAACTGTTTCGCTGATCGTATCGTGATTAGCGTTCAGCCCTTGAATATAAACGGTTCTAGCGCCTGTCCCTGCTGCTGTGTCGTTAGTATTATCTGAACTAACAGACATCCGCAAAGCATTGTCGGGAAAGGAAAGAATACCCCCGTAAGGCCAAACAGTTTCAACACTTGTATCTACGTCTGGGTTATAACCAAAAACAACGATACTTTGGTGCCACGGAATTTGGCCCCGCGCTACCTGCAAGTTAAAAGGCTCATACGCGCCAGTCCTAGTTACTGAGGAAGGGGGTCGAGTCATTATCGTCTCTTTTAATACAGCTTACGCATTACTAAGATGATTGTATACATATCACCTGAAGAAGCATCCGCAGTTGTAAAAGTGATATTACCTGTTTTACCTGCCCCTGCATTATTATCAATTCCACCAAACTCATCATAGTTTTGGGTATTCATAATATTAGCGGGTATGGTCATAATAAGTTGCGGAGTAGTAGCTGCCCAATAAAGCCTAACTTCCATACCATGCGTCATGGCATAGACTTTGTCAATTTGAACAGCAGTACACGGCATACCTTGGTAAGAAGTAAGCGCACCAACGTTTACTTTGATGACACCGGACTCTCCGGTGCCATCTGAAATGTTGGTAAACTTCATTACAAGGGTTTTATCGCCTTGGAAGATAGTTTGTGTTGTTACCGCATCGGCCATATTAGCCTCCTAGGTATTAGGGGCTAATTGCGCCGTTTTGGATGTAGTTAACAACCATCACGCCTACGCCAGTGCCCGTGTTGGTTGACTTTGTCCAAATGCGAACATCGTTTGTTCCAACTGTAATCCACTTGCCTGTACGTGTTGCATCACTTCCTGGAACGATTGTTTTCAAACCAAGCGTTGTGGAAAGATCGTTATCTGCGGCAACAGCAAGCTGCGTTGCAGTTGAATCAGTGCCCACATTGATTGTTTGTGCTGCACCCGACCACGCCGCCGTTACAAAAATTTGAATAGATGTAATGGTGCTGCCTGCCGGAATAACAATATCCGTGCTGTACACACCCGTTGCGTTGCTGCCATTCTTAGCCTGCGTAAGTGCGCTTGACTGTGAAAGAACCACATTACCTACGTCAGCAACATCTTGACCAAGTGTAGTGCCTGTGGTGAATTTAATCGGACCCGCTTTAATTGGTCCGGAAAAAGTTGTCGTCCCCATGTGAGTCTCCTGTCGTTGGGGTTGTCTGCCTTAGCAGTCAGGAACAATGCACGTTACAATAGAAAAAGAGCGGACACAAGGCCCGCTCTTCCTTTACTGCCGTTGCGAAAGCAGTAATTATGCGCCCTGCGAACCATACATGGCGCGCGGGTCAGACCAACCGAACGAATAACGCTCACGCGCCTTGTAGCGCACGTTACCTGTTTCGAATTCGCCTTCCATAGCCGTTTTAATTGGGCTACGGACAAAGTGTTTCATGCCGTTAGGCGCATCGGTTTTAACGAACCACGCATCCGGATCGGTCAAGAAGTGGTTGACCGTAAAGCCCTGCGGCATGTATCCGCCCGACTTGAGTGCGTTGATGTCGTTATCCGCCGTTGAAACACGCTGTTCCGACTTGAGAATACGCTCTGCAGTAAACTGCAAGGCAGGCGGAATGATCAACTTCATGCCGCGCAAAGCAACCTTAAGGCCACGTTCGTCGATGAAGGCTGCGATATCAATCAAAGCCTGTTCGAGCGAAGTTTCGTTAAGGTCAGCCTGCGTTGCAAGCGTGTTTGACCAGTTACCGCCACCTACTGTCGGGTGAGCAGAGTTAATGAGCGAAACGCCGTCGCCGCCGACATAAGAGGACGAGAACGCATTGTTAAGAACAGATGCGGCCTTGACCTGCTTGGTGTTGGACATCGAACGTGCGAGCGCACGGGTGTAGCGGCTTGACAACTTGTCATACAGGTTGTCTTCCACAGCTTCTTCCGTGATAGCGAACGCAAGTGCGATCGTTTCATGGGTGTAGCGTGCTGTGAAGGCTTCACCTGCCGTGTCGTAAGCGATGGCAGAACCTTCGCCCTTGACCGGAGCCTGACCAAAGCCGGAAAGCATGACTTCTTCTTCAAAAGCACGGTCTGAAGATTCGGTATCGAAAATTTCAGTGTGCTCGTTGTCGTAGCGATCATACTCCATGCCAAAAAGAGCATTGAGTCCGGGCTCAAGTTCTTTGAGTAGTTGGGAACGAGTAATAGCCATTGTTCAATGCTCCCCTTACACGCCCGCGCCTGTGCCGTTGGCACAGTAACGGTAGAAGTGGTTGTTAAGCATCACGATAGCGTTGCGACCTGCCACAGTAGCATCATTGCTGCTAGGAATGTCTTCAAAACCGAGGATGCGGAGATTCAGCGTATTAGTCGTATTCGCTGTGCTAACTGCAAGCTGCGCCGAGGACTGACCCGACGTAGTGTTGCCCGACGTTGCCGTCGAGAAGTTTGCGTTGGCATGAATAAGGCTATCTGCTGCGGCTGCGTCACAATTGATCGTGAATACTGCATCCGGATTAGCAACAACCATTGCCGTAGCAACAGTGTTTGCCTTGACCGAAGCAGTTCCAGGCCAATATGGCGACCAACGGGGTTTACCCGTAAGGTCAATGTAATTGCAGCCAATGAAAACGCCCAGAATCGGAACTGTACCACCCGCTGCTGCGCCGACGATGTCGATCAAGCCGTTAGCGAGCGGAATAACGGGCGAACCGTTATAAATCGCGCTAGACGTACCTGCCGTATCCGCCGTTTGAATAACGAACACAGAATCGCCGTTGGTGTTGGCACCGCTTCCAAGCATGTTGTACGGACGAAGTCCGAACGCGGCATTGATATTTGCCATTGCTTAGATCCTTTTGTTATTCGGCGGAACGATTTCCGCCAAAAGTGACTCGAGATTGCCGTTCAGGTTTAATAATCGGCATTGAAGGATGTTGTTCCCGCATCAAGTCATTATCTACTGCAGCAAGCTGCTCGCTTGTCTGCTTGTTGTAATATGCTCGACGCTGGGCAACAATTTCAACAGGAATGCGAGCAAGTACCAAACCTCCCACACCGATCACTCCAGCATGGCGACCATCCTGGATTGTAGGTGCTTCAAAGTCAGGGTATTCCTCGGCGCGAACGAGTTCAAATCCTTCGCGAAGTCTAGCGGATAGGTTTTTCCGATCATCAACACCAGACGATTCTACACGAATCCAACGGTGTACGTAACCCTCCGGCGGGGGAGGTGCGTCCAATGAGGACGGGGGTTTCCACGTGGCTACACGTGAAGTTGCGGCGCGGGTGCCCGTAGAACGAGAAGTCTTATCGATCATTGCTCTCTCCAAGGAGTTTCACCTGCCGTGCATACTGTTCTACACTAATGCCGAGTTTCTTGGCAATAGCTACTTGGCTAGGTGTTAGACGAATACGTGAGCTGCTTTCTGGACGTGCTGAAGACCGTGCTGATCCAACTGCTTGTGTAGGGGCACGGCTTTGTTGAAACTTATGCGGAAAATCTTTACGCATACGTCTATCCAGCTCTTCGTAGTAATCGTCACTTGTTGGGTCAAAACCTTCACGCTCCACAAGGCTTTTGTGGTGGCTAAAGGCGGTAATTGTCATAGGCTCGTCTGCGCCAAACCAAGTATTTTTCTCTGCCCAAGTTTCAGCTTTGGGGTCGGGCCTACGGGCTGCGGGTTGTGCAACCTGCTGAACCTGCGGCTGCGGGTTCATTGCCTGACGGTATACTTCTTGGCTTAGTGCTTCGGTACGTGCGCGGTTTGCCCGTACACGATCGTTTTCTACAGCGAGCTCCGCCAGATCACGTTGCGCTTGTACTTGACCTTCGATATCGCCACGGTCAATAGCAATGCGTAACCGATCTTTGATTAACTGCTCTTGCAGTTTAACACGGTTTTGAGCTTCGTTGCTTAGCGTAAGATCAATTTGCGCAGTACGCAAATTCGCTACATCCATTTGGTTTTTTACGCTTTTGGCGTATTCCAATGCAGCTTGCTCACGCCGTTCAGCTTCGCGCATTTTAAACGTAAGTTTTTCAATACGTTTTTTAACGCCTTCACTGTAACCCGCTAACTCATCTTCTTCTGATGCAGGTTTTGCAGGTTCGGGTTCAGGCTTAGCTTCTACTGTTACGGTTTTTGCTTCTTTACCGTCATCGGTAACTTCTACTTCAACTACGTCTTCGGTAGAAGTATCTACTTTTTCTTCTGACATGTTTATACTCCTGCATCAAAGCGTCAAAACATCTGACGGTTCAATGATTGTTGCGATAACTTCGTCATCGTTGATAATACGCACTTCACCGCCTTCTATGCGGAAACGTGCGCCTGCATAACGACCAATCATTACCCAATCGCCTTTTTTACACCACGGGCCATTAGGAAACTTGGTTTGGTCTTTATAAGCGTCAGGACCAATAGCAAGCACGTAAGCTACAACTGTAGCCAACGATTGCCGTTCAACATATTCTTCGGGCAGGAACACATTGCCTTTAGTTTTAGCTGAACCTTTATATGGCAATATCAAAAGCCGCCAACCCGAAGGCTGCGGCATACGTTCAAGAACGCTTGCTTCAATTTTGCTAGGATCAAGAACTACTTTTTCAGGTGCGACATAGGCACTTTCTAGTGCCGACGTTTCTTCTTTTGGTGGAGCATTCAGTTTTTCTACAAGATGCTCAGGTAGGACGAGTTTACTCATCGTCTAGGGTTTCCATTCTTTTTAGCAGGGAGCGCAGTTCAGATTCTATTTCATTCCATACTTCGTATTTTCCACGAAGATGGCGGTAAGCGGCGAAGTCCTGAACTGAACTCCCTGTGATTGCTTCAACGACAACCTGCCGCCGCTCCCGAACCATTTTAAGCATGGCTTCTGCCATGAATAAGCCGTCCATAATTACTCCAACGGTTTTGAATTGTAGAGCATTTTATCTTTAGTACT